CCACACACCAGTCTCCGGATCACACAAAAAGTTGTGGGACGTGAAGACGAAGTCTCTCTTCGGGTCGCCTTGTACGGCGTCCCGAGACCTCGTGCCGTACCCCCGCGCCTTCTTGGCGTCGAGGGGAGTGCTAGTCAGGAGATCATCTCCTAACGTAAAGCTCCGATGTGGAGGCTTCACCCTAACGGGTGTGGCACTGGGAGTGAGCTGGTCACCGTTTTCCAAAATGGGACGGAGAGCAGCTCTAGGGTCAGTGGACTCTATTTCTAGGCCCGGCGGCGCAGAGTCCGCCATCCAGAGCTGTGCGCCTCCAGCCCTGGTGACCTCACTAACGAACGACGATATCTCATCATCTGTTGATATTGTCAACTGTGCGCCAGTGGTGCGGCCCGTATTGTTGTTAAATGTCGTGTCGACACTTCCGGAGCATACGATGGCTGCAACTTGACCTTCCCAAAGGTCGTTTCCTACCGCCGCGAGGTGGAAGGAAGACGTGAGGTAGTTACTGGTCATGACAGCGCAAAAGCCTGCATAACGAACTCCTCCGTCCGAGCCCCTATCATAGTGGCCACAAGCTACCGCTTCGGTAGCCATCAACGTGCTTCGTTGGACTGACCAGTCCCATCCGCTAGCGTCCTCTGAGTAAACAGCAGGCCACTTTTCGACTATAGAGCCGATTTGCGCCAAACCCTCATCATGGTGGCCCATGCCACTAGCGTGGAGAGGATCGTCGCCGGATTGGTACTTGTACACAAGATTCCGGTTAGGTTTCTTAATAGTGTAGCCGATAAGCGCGTTGTCGACGCAACTGACATTCCATATACACCTGAATCTCTTCGTCTTGGCCTTGGCCGGCGAATAGGTGTCTTTCTTTATGAACATGTCTTTGGGGTCCGACAAACTGTTGTTGTGCATTCCATGAGGGGTCATGGTGCCTAGCTCGCGCCAGGCAGCAATGCGTAATAACATACGCATGAAGATGATGTTCAGCAGACCATTGGGGTGCAGGTCAAACATCTTCCTTTTATCAACGTTCCTCCACATGGCAGAAATGCCGGAGGACTTTGCCTCGAAAGCTGCGCAAACCGCAGACATGTCCTTGTAACCGTTTGGAAGGGTTAACTTGGAACTTGCATTGGGCATAAATAGCCCAATTATGAAGTCAAACTCCTCAGTGGAGGGGAGAAAATCTCCGCTTATGACCTCGGCTGCGTTGCTCCGCATGGCGTCCTCAATCGCTTGAGGGTTAGTGGGCGGATGGACCATGTCACCTGACATGCCATTTGCTCGCATAATTTCCTTGTCGCTGTCGGACAAACCAACAGTGACATCCGTGCCCTTTTCGGCCCTAAGATGTCGCGACAAGGTAGCAACTTTCTTCAAGAATGGTTTACCGCCCGAATCCAGCATAACTGACTTGCCGTCGTCCTCATCCAATAATGGACTCACACAGCATCCGCAATCGTCTGCTTTGTCAGGAATGACAGTAGTTTTGCCGACCGTTGCGACGTAATACTCCCAAAAGTAAATAAAGGAAGTGTTTTCGCCTTCTGCAACAGCGCGCGAGATAACCTCAAGAATGTGGCGATGGCTGGTTTTCATGATTTCAAACGCAACCTCGAACTCCCCATTGGCCAAACGCTGAAACCAACCTTCGATTTGAGCGTACGTGCA